ATCACGTGATTGAGTCCGGCACCTACCACCCAGTCAACTTAAAGCTTGACAAGGAAATATTTACCGATAGAAGCTCTTTTCGTGGCACAACTAACACAAAAAGAACTGAACGAATCTATGCTGACGTTAGGCGTTGGTAGATATAGAGCTAAAATAGAAAACTCAAAGTCACGCTCTGCTGAGCTAGAGACTAGATACGGCCAAACGTTGATGCGAGAAGCGCTTCCTAAGTTCTCCTCTAAAATAGATGAGTGGTTGAAAAACATACAAAGCTACGCTACACCAGCTAGATACCAAATAGAAATACAGGCGTTGGAGCCTAAGATTATTGCTTACATAGCCACAAAAGCGATAATTGACAGCATAACTAAAAAGAGACCGCTTTCTCAAGTTTCTATTTTTTTAGGAGCGCGTCTTGAAGATGAGATTAGGTGCAGATTCCTACTACAGAACAACGAAAACAAAGGAGAAGGCATTCTTTTAGGTGCTAAGCGCAGGAAAGGACTAAATGCTAAGCTACGACACGTAAGGTCTTCAATGCGGCATGAAGCTGAAAAAGGTTTAATGCCTGAGTTTAAAAAGTGGGCAATAAGAGACAAAACAAACGCTGGCTTAGCTGCTGTTGAAATCTTTAGAAGTTGCACTGGTCTAATAGAATACAACTACGTTTTAGAAAGAGCGGGAAGAAGACCTACTAGATTTGTTGCGCCCACAAAAGAACTGGTAGATTGGATTGAAAACTACAACGACAACCGGGAACTCATGGAGCCATTCTGGTTGCCTACTGTTGAGTTACCAGAGCCTTGGACCAGCGTTTGGCAAGGAGGCTACCCGAAAGATGACAAGCTACCTGAAATTCCTTTCATCAAGACATCCAACATGGATTACCTCAGGTCAATCAAAGGGGAACTCACTGAGCCTATGGCTGCTGTTAACTTGATACAGCAAACTCCTTGGGAAATAAACTCAAGGGTTAAGGAAGTCATGGAATGGTCTTGGGATAACAACGTGTCCATAGGTGACATACCTAATCGCAAAGACGAAGAGTTCCCTCCGCTTCCTAGCGATTTCAAAACAAACCCGGAAGCCAACGTAAACTGGAGAAGACAAGCCGCCAAGGTCTACGACATAAATCTATCTACAAAGTCTAGAAGATTACTCACCGCCAAAGTTCTTCACTTGGCTAACAAGTTTGAGGGGAATCGGTTCTTCTTTCCCTCTAATGTTGACTGGAGGGGCAGAGTCTACAACATTCCGTCATTTCTTAATGTGCAAAACGCTGACCCTTCTCGTGGGTTACTTCAGTTCTTCCGTGCTGAGCGCGTAAAGAATGACCAGCAAGCTGAGTGGTTAGCCATTCACGGAGCGAACACATACGGTAACGACAAGGTTACCCTAGAGGAAAGAGTCCAGTGGGCCAAGGATTACTCAGATGAAGCGGTGTTAATTGCTGAGTCACCAAAAGAACACCTCAGTTGGACTCAAGCTGATAAACCTTGGCAGCATTTAGGCTGGTGCTACGAATGGGCTTCTTACGTTAGGAATGGGTTTGTTGATTCAAAGCTACCCTGTGCCCAAGACGCAACCAACAACGGACTCCAGCTTCTTGCTTGTTTAACCCACTGCGAAAAAACAGCGCACGCAACAAACGCTTCTTCTACTGAATTCCCTCAAGACATTTATGCGGTAATCGCAGAACGTGTTAATGAAAAGCTGCGAGCTGATTCAAGTACGAAGAACTTAGTAGCAAAAGGTTGGCTTAAGTTTGGCGTTGACCGTAAAACAACAAAAAGGCCAACAATGGTTTACCCCTACGGAGGCACCTTTTATTCCTGTCGTTCTTATGTCGATGAGTGGTATCAAGACAGACTCCGCAAAGACCAAGTAGACAATCCTTTCACAGAAGCAGAAAGATACAAAGTCACCGGATACCTAGCCAAGTATGTTTGGCAGTCTATTCAAGAGGTGTTTGATAAGCCAACTCAATGCATGAAGTATTTGCAAGGTGTTGCATCAGCCGTCACACGAGCTGGCAAAGTTGTCGAGTGGGTAACACCTACGGGGTTTCCCGTACTTCAAAAGTACCTTAAACAAACTTCGAAGTCAGTCTCAACTAAGATTGGAGGCGAAGCTACTTGGGTTAATTTCAAAGACAGCACGGATGAACTTAGCTTGGCTAGGGCAAAGCAAGGTATCTCGCCGAACTTCGTCCACTCTATTGACGCTTCTATACTCACCAAGACACTTCTTGAAGCTAACTCCAGAGGGATTTACGACTTCTCCTGCATCCATGACTCCTTTGGAACCCACTCTACAAGGTCCCAAGAACTAGCTGATTCAATAAGAAAAGCAGCTTCTTCAATTTTTTGTGTTGACTTGCTCCGCAAATTCGACGATACCGTGCGGCGTTCTAACCCCGAGTTAGAATTCCCTGAGTTACCTGACTATGGAACATTTGACCCACAGGGGGTTATGCATAGCAAGTATCTCTTCAGTTAAACACAATACACAAAACCAAAAACATGAGTAATAACCAAAAACTGGTAACACCAATCGGAACCGCAGTATACCCAAAGCTTGTCGAGCCTGACACAGCCTTTGATGAAGTAGGCGTTTACACTTGCAAGCTTCACGTATCGAAGGAAGACTACGATGCTTTCAAAGCTAAAGTAGATGTGCTTGCTCAAGCCGCCTATGACGCGGAGTGTCAAAAGCAGGGCAAGACAGTTGGGAAGTCCAAGAACTTTCCTATCCGTATCACACAGGATGGAGAGTATGAAATCTTAGCCAAACAGAAAGCCAAAATCACAACACGTGCTGGAGAAGTGATTGACTTCACTATTCCGCTTTTTGACTCCGAGGTGAAAGCCATCACCAACAAACCTAGGATTGGCTCTGGTTCCAAGATTAGGGTAAGTGCTACGTTCTACCCTTGGTATGTAGCAAGTCAGGGCTGGGGTTACACCCTTCGCCTTAAGGAAGCTCAAATACTTGAGTTGGTTGAATACACCGCAGGAGGTAGTGATTCGTTTAGCTCTGAAGCTGGAGGATACACTGCCACTGGAGAAACACTAAATGAGGCGCTGGACCAAGAAGAGGAGCAAGTCGCTCCGTTCTAAGTTTCGGTCAAAGTTCGAAGAGAGGCTAGCCGGAGGTCTAACAAGACGCGGCATAGCCTACTCTTACGAATCTTGCCGACATGAGTATACGGTAGTTCGTAGGTATACTCCTGACTTCATCTTTGACAATGGGGTCATGGTAGAGGCCAAGGGCTACTTCACTTCAGCAGACCGTTCCAAGCACTTGAGAGTTCGAGAATGCAACCCGTCACTAGACATCAGGTTTTGCTTCCAGAACGCAGACAACAAACTCAATAAAACCAGTAAAACTAGTTACGCCGATTGGTGTGAAAAGCATGGTTTTCTTTGGTGCGAGCGCGTCATACCAGACGAATGGGTTTCATAAACACACACCAGCCGTGCGATGAGTGCGGAAGCAGTGATGGACTTTCCACAAACGAAGACGGTAGCACTAAGTGCTTTGTCTGTGGGAATTTCTCATCGACAAAACAGAACACAACAGAAATGGAAATTACAACACAGGCCGCTCCTCGATTCATTCAAGGGGATTTTATGGCCATTCCCAGTAGGGGAATACACAAAGACGTATGTAAAAGATACGACTACCGAATAGGAGAACACAACGGTAACGCTTGCCACATCGCAACTTACCGTAACGGAGAGAGAGCGATTGTTTCTCAAAAGATAAGGTATGAAGGCAAGGACTTCTCTTGCATAGGAAGCGCTCAGTATTTCTGGGGGCAGCACCTGTGGCCTAATGGTGGTAAACGCCTGACCATAACTGAAGGCGAGATTGATTGTCTCACAGTAGCTCAGGTAGTTGGAGAAGGTAAGTGGCCTGTGGTCAGTTTACCCTCCGGGGCTCAAGGAGCTAAGAGTGTCTTTAAGAAACAACTCAAGTGGCTTGAGAAGTTTGAAGAAGTCATTCTTATGTTCGACAACGACGATGCGGGTAACAAGGCAGCGGAAGCATGCAGCCACGTATTACCTGCTGGTTCTTGTAAGATTGCCCGTCTAACCGCCAAAGACCCCAATGAGCTTTTGGTAGAAGGGCGTAGCAGGGAGATTGTTGATGCCTATTGGCAAGCCAAAGTCTGGCGACCAGATACTATCATGGACGGCACCGAGCTGTTCGAAAGACTAACCACTAGCAAGGTTAATGAGAGCGTTCCTTACCCTTGGGAAAACCTAAACTCAAAAACGCACGGCGTTCGCAAGGGGGAGATTGTAACGATATGCGCCGGGTCAGGCATAGGGAAAAGCGCTGTGACCAAAGAGCTTGCATACCATCTCCTAACTAAAACCGACAAGAAACTAGGTTACATCGCACTAGAGGAGTCTATCGAGAGAACAGCCAACTCCATCATAGGTCTCGACATGAACAAGCTTCTACACCTTGAGCCTATCGAGGTGAACGACGACTACCGAAAAAGCTTTGAGAAAACGGTAGGAAGCGGACGTGTATTCTTCTACGACCATTGGGGTAGTCTTGAGTCAGATAACCTTCTCAGCCACATCCGGTATATGGCCAAAGCTCTTGGTGTTGAATTCCTCTTTTTAGACCATTTGAGTATCGTTGTTTCGGGTCTAGATTCAGGAGACGAGAGGCGCATCATCGATAACACAATGACCAAGCTCCGCGCTCTTGTTGAAGAGTGTAAGATTGGTCTCATACTTGTGAGTCACTTGAAGCGCCCGGAAGGTCGCGGTCACGAAAACGGAGCAGAGACTAGCTTGGCTCAACTTAGGGGAAGTGCTTCCATAGCTCAACTAAGCGACATCGTTTGTGGACTAGAGCGCGACCAGCAGAACCCAGAGACTCGTAACATAACTAACGTTCGTGTTCTCAAGAATCGCTTTAGCGGCGAAACCGGGTTAGCAGCCACCTTGAGATACAGCAGCATAACAGGTCGTCTCACTGAGTCAGAGCTTCCTGACGAAGAAGACACGCAAGAACAACCAAATCCGTTTTAATGGAATTCAACAGTAACTTTCGGTATGACCTTAAAGTTGGCCAAATGGCTGAGCAAGCACTCGCGGACATCCTTCAAAACAAAACGATTGAAGTCAAAAGAGACCTTAAATTCAAAGTTACTGGTAACATATTTATCGAGTTTGAATCCAGAGGAAAACCGTCTGGTATTGCCACATCAGAAGCGGACTACTGGTGTTTTGTTCTGGATGAAATCTACATCCTGCTCAAGACACAGAGTCTCAAAGAACTAATTGACCCCTTGAAGGGGACTGACCGCCAAAAACGAGGCGGCGACAAAAACACATCAGTAGGTGTCTTACTTAAAGTCACCGACTTAATGAAACAGAACAACAACAATGAATGAACACATAGACGAACACAAGCACCTCCAGCCTATGAAGGTTGTGAGCGACCGCTTAAACAAGTATGACGAGTTACCCAAAGGCTTTCTGCTTCAGTTTGAAAAAGCTTACAAGGAGTTTTGGCACTCTAGGGGAAAAGAAGTCCCAGAGCCTAACTGGAACAAGCACAGAAAAGAACACAAAAAATGAAGAAAATAGTAATAGACATAGAGACCAACGCTATTGAATGCTGGTCTACGCTAAAGGGTCTAAAAACGATACACTGTATCAGCATTCTAGACACAGCAACAGGAAACATCACCTCCTACAACTCTCAGATAAAGGGAGGCATTGAGACAGCTCTCAACGTCATTGGAGCTGCTGACGTAATCATAGGACATAACTCTATTGGTTTTGACTGGCCAGCTATGTTAAAGATGGACAAGGAAGGTTCTCTTTCCTTGAACCCTCCTTTTGTTGTCGATACCAAGCTAATGGCTAAGTGCGTCTACCCGGACCTCAAGACCACTGACTACAAAACAAGAGCAGTTGAGCTTAAGTATGCCGGGAGCCATTCGCTTAAGGCTTGGGGCATGAGGCTTGGTATCTACAAAGACTCACACGGAGAAACCGAAGACTGGAATAAGTGGAGCCAAGAAATGCAGGACTATTGTGAGCAGGACGTGCGGGTCACCTTTGCTCTCTACAAGCACCTAAACTCTAAAGCTCCCATCAAAGATGTTCTCATGCTTGAACACGAGTTCGCTAGCGTGATACGAAAACAGGTAGAAACCGGGTTTCCTTTCGACAGCAAAAAGGCTGAGAAGCTAGCGTCCAAGCTAATGAGCAGACGAGTGGAGCTACAGGAAGAACTGCATAAGCTTTTCCCCCCTAAAGTAATTGAGACCAAAGCCCCCGCTGGTTGGGCTGTAACTGAAGGCGATGAGACTTACACAGCTCCTACCAAAGTAGCCCTCAAAGCCAAACTTAAGGAAGCCGGGTTGAAGCAGACGCTGGCTACCAAAGCTACCAAAACTGGTAACAAGAAAGTAGAGGTCCCTTTCAACGCTGGGTCACGCGACCAAATAGCGGAAAGACTCATGGAGGAAGGATGGAAACCAAAAGCCTTCGAAGGTAAGCGCCCTGCAATCAATGAAGTTGTTTTAAAGGATATAGATACTCCAGCATCTCACGCTCTTCTAGAGTATTTGTTGATTCAAAAGAGACTAGGAGCGCTAGCTGAGGGTAGGTATGCTTGGTTGAGTATGACTCAGAACGGGCGCATCCATGGCGATGTAGATACATACGGAGCTTACTCAGGACGCTGCACCCACTCCAAACCCAACTTAGGACAGATACCTGCTACCAGAGCGCCTTACGGAGCTGAGTGTCGCGAGTTGTTTAAAGCTCCTGAAGGCAAAGTATTGGTAGGAGCTGACGCTTCTGGCATCGAGCTTCGTGTATTAGCTAGCTACTTGTCTAACTGGGATGACGGTGAATACGCTAAGACTATTGTGGAAGGTGACATACACACCGCCAACCAAGAGGCAGCTGGATTATCGACAAGAGATGAAAGTAAAAAATTTGTTTATATGTGGCTTTACGGCGCAGGTGATGCAGCTATTGGAGGAATCGTAGGAGGAGGAGAGAGAGAGGGCAAAGCGCTCAAAACGCAGTTCTTGCGTAAGATACCAGCATTGCGCTCTTTGATGAACGCTATTGACCACCGAGTGAAAACACACGGCACCCTCAAAGGTCTTGATGGTCGTATCCTTCCAGCTAGGAAAGCCTTCAGCGCTCTTAACCTATTGTGTCAGTCAGCCGCTGCCATTGTAATGAAAAAGTCTTTGGTGCTATTTAGTCAAAGAGCCGAGGGCTACGAGATGCATGCTAATGTTCACGATGAGGTTCAGTTCTCATGCTCCCCGGATAAAGCTGATGAGCTAGGTCAGCTCTTTGTGACCTGCATCAAAGACGCTGGTAAAGAACTAGGTATGGGTTGCCCCTTAGACGGGGAATACAAAGTAGGAAACAACTGGAAGGAGACACACTAATGAAGACCATAATTATTGACGGAGACATGGTGGCTTACAGAGCTGCCTTTTCCAGCGAGTATGAAACCAAGTGGGATGATGACCACTGGACTCTTCTCTGCTCAGAGAAAGAAATGAAGAGAGAGGTAGAGACCTTCTTTGAGAACCTAAGAAACAAGCTAGATTCTGATGACCTTTTCCCGGTGTTCTCTCCCTCTACAAACTACCGATACGAGCTGTTTCCTGATTACAAAGCCTCTCGGAAAAACAAACGGAAGCCGCTGGGTCTAAGGTGGCTCATTGATTGGATGATGGAGAACTATGGAGGTATCAAAGCTGAGAACATGGAAGCTGATGACTGGATTGGTATCCTATGCACCAAAGATGCAGACAAAACCATCGCAGTGTCAGGCGACAAAGACTTCGGGACTTTACCTGTAGTTTGGTATAACCCACTCAAAGACGAGACGGTCAAGACTACCGAAGAAGAAGCTCATAACTTCCATCTGATACAGTCTCTAGCCGGGGACCAAGCAGACGGATACTCTGGAGCCAAGGGAGTTGGAATCATAGGAGCGAAAAAGCTGCTCGACAAAAAAGGTTACAACTGGGAAACAGTGGTAGAAGCATACGAAAAGGCGGGGCAGACAGAGGAAGACGCTCTTCTTAATGCTCGTTTGGCCTACATTCTCCAACACAAAGACTACGACCCAAAGACCAAAAAGATAAAGCTATGGGAACCTTCGAAGTAAACGACCCTAAAGGAGAAGCAGGAGCAAAGAAAGCCCCTATGCACCTTATCCCTCCAAAGGCCATGGAGGAAGCAGCTTGGGTTCATAAACTGGGAGCTGAGAAGTATGGACCCTACAACTGGAGGGAAACAGGGGTATGCGCTACTACCTACGTTTCTGCCATTATTCGGCATCTCAACGCTTGGAGGGACGGGGAAGACCTAGACCCCGAATCCGGGCGTAGTCACCTAGCTCACGTCATTTGCTCTGCTAATATACTGGTAGACGCTGATTCCTGCGAAACCCTCCAAGACGACCGATACAAGGTTTAGGTTTGGTATATGTGAAAAATAACTCTTCTAGTTATGACCCAAGAGAACTTTTTCCCCCTCACTCCAGAGCTTCTAAAGGCTTTGGAGGAAAGGTTCCCTATGAGGGACTTTGATAACACCGCGACTCTGCGAGAACTTGACTATCATAGTGGACAGCGTTCTGTTGTCAATTTCCTCAGGGACAGACTAGAAGAGCAAATCGAAAACTCACTATTATCAATCCAAGAATAAACCCATGTGTTTCATGTCCGCCCCAGACCCGCCACCGCTTACACCAGCGCCTCCTATGACTCCTCCTCCTATGCAAAAGGTTGGGAAGATTAAAAACGTAAAGACCGCTATGAAAAAGAAAACAGCACGTAGAGGAGGTCAACGCTCACTCGTTATCAATAGAACATCTCCCGCTACTGGTTCACAGGGCAGCGGAGCCAAACCCTACTAAACTATGAGTTATCCCGGAAAAACAATTAACGACTTCACTGCTGATACTACTTACGAAATTCCTTGGAATGGTAGTACTGGTATGTTCGCTGTTTCAGCATCAGCTTTCAACGGAGTCGAAGCTACCCTTCAACATAAGATTGGAAACTACTGGGTGGATTTTGGAGCAGAAGCTGTTCTAGGAACAAACAGCGCTGTTATCTTTTCTTCCTCAGAGACAGAGCTAAGAGTAGTCGTCAGCGCTGGCAGTGGTAACCCTACAAGCGGGGTTATCTCCGTTAAACCAGTATCAGAAAACAAATCTTTCTAAGATGCCTTATAGACCAAGTCTAGTATCACCCACTTTACGCCCGGTTCTTCGTCCGCTGGTGCAACAAGTGTTCGGCTACTTTGACCCACTTAAACTTGACCCTTATCTTTACTTTGATACTAGGGAATCAATGGTGGGTACATTAGAGAACCCTACGCTAGACTTGGACCCATCTAAGCCCGAGACACTCGACGTTATCACAGCGACCCGCAGCGGCACCGCGACATACACGGATGCCAATGGTGTCATTCAGGAAGCCGCAGCCGACACGGTGCGCGTTGACTACACGCAGGGCGCAGAGCTGACTCCGACGAAGTTTCAGCGGTTT